ATGATCTATTTGTACTGGATTAGTCTGTAAGTTTAAAACGATTGCTATTAAAAGCCACATTCATACCTTAACCCAAACATTCTCGTCTTCATAAGATTGATCTACTTTTTCCATAAAAGACCTGATGTTTTCTTCAAGTTGATATTCCTGACGATCTATGTATGCTTGATCCTCGTCAGCAGCCATTTGTTCTACCCAATAATTGACTCCCATTGACAATACATCTATCCTATCATCATACTGAAGGGACCCTTTATCTCTAGTAAGTCTAGTCATTTGGTAGAATAACTGTCTACGGGGTTCATCTTTATGTTCCTCGTAGTCTCTCTTGGCTTCATTTAAATCTATTATGAGTCTATGTTGATTCATAATAGGCTCTAAAACATCAATAATCCTAGCTTCTTTCTGTTTATGATGTTTTATTTCTTCTACATGGCATTGATGATAATTAAATAATACTGGTTTAAATATCTCAGTATACATTCCATCACCAAAGTTTGCCTCTATTTCTACTACATTTACTTTATGTTGAGCTGCAATTTTAGCTAATTCGTTTAAAGTTCTCTTATCATAGCCACCTTTAAGTCCACCTACGGCTAATACAAAGATTTTACCATTAAGTTCTTTAGTAACTACATATCCAGTTTCGTCTGATCCCCTGCCACTAGGATCAATGTGCATAGCAGCACCAGTATAATCGTAATAGTCATTGGAAACCTCGAAAGGTTTATAGAAATAGTCTCCTGTAAGTCCTACTGCTGGTAAATCCATGAGTTCATCTTTACCATATAGAACTCTCCCAGGACCTTGCTCTGTAGATAAAGGGATAACTAGTAAATCTCTAAGTTTAAGTGGGTATCTTTGGTCATCTTCACCAGAAGTGTCCAACATAAACTGCAAAGCAAAGCCTGATTTGCCATAAGATGCCTCTCGTTCAGCTAAATCAAGGCTGTCAAACCGCATAGGGTCTGTAGGCTCCCCAACGTCTTTTTTAAGCTTATTTATAAAAGGGGCAAGTCTACCTGCGTAGAACTCTTTTAGCTTATTAGAGGGCATCTGAGAAGGCCAAATTCTACAAACATACCCTCGATCTTGTAATCCTGCATATAATGACTCTTCTACCTGTGGTGTTCCTAGATAAATGATCCTTCCAACTTTAGGCATTACTACAGCATCAAATTCTTTAACAACCTCACCTAGTTTATCTCTCATTACCTGAGTCAAAGCATTAGATAAAACCTCAACATCATCGGCAATAATGAAATGTGCTCTTGATCCTACTATTTGTCCGGTAATACCAATAGACTTAACAGAGGGAGCATGAGCAGCCCTAGAGGGAGCAACATCAAAAGCAACATTAGAATTTCTCTGATCCTCTCTTGCCTTGAGATGTTGCAAGATAGGCATTTCATTAATGATTCTTTTAGTAAAAGTAGAAAAGTCATCGGCCCTCTGTTTAGATGCAGATACTACTAGAAATTTAAGTTGTGGATCAACCAATAGCTTCCAAACAACAAAAGCAGAAGTAATCCAAGATTTACCAACACCTCTGAAGGCCTGGATAATAAGTCGTTTAGGGCCTCCCTGGAGATACTCAGCGATATCATATTGTATAGGAGTAGGCTCAGGTAAAGCAAGGTGCTTCCAAGCAAGATACAGAAAATTACGGAAATCATGTTTGATGCTATCCAGTTGATTCATTTAGAAGTTTTTTTTCATTATCACTAATTAAAGCAGCATTATTTTTTTTATCTGCCAGTTCTTGTAAAGTTTGATGTGTTTGTACTTTATCATCTATATAATATTGATCAGCAAGAAAACTTTTTTGTAAATCTAAAGCTCTTGTTCCAGTTTGTCCGGCCCATTGAGAATCACCCATTTCTTTTGCTGCTTCAAGCCAATATTTATTAATATTTTTATGTTTTGGAGATTTAACAAAAACATCTTTATCTTTTCTTAAACTTATAGAACCAGTACTTTCAGAGGGTAAACCTGTATCTGTACCTTTAAAATGAATAGCAAGTTTAGTAAAAGCTTTAAATCGTGTAAATGAGTTTAACTTAGGAGCACCTAAATTAAAAGCCATTTGAACTAAAACACTTTGTCGTACTTTAGAAAGTTTTTGAAAATCTTTTTTACTACCAACAAATTTAATAGCATCATTAGTAGCTGTATTAAGTCTTTTATTAAATAATTTCTTTAATCTATCAGCATCTATAGGTGCTTTTCCTGTTTTTTGATCTTCTGTTAAATCAGGAACGGTAGATAAATTAACACCTACACCAGCAGTAAACATATCTTTTGTATCAGGATAAGCAACTGTATGAAAACCACCTTCATGGTGAGTAAGCATATTAATTAAATCTTTTCGTTCAGAAGGTGTAAATATTTTATCAGCCATTAATTAGCTCTCAATTCATCAGTAGTAAAAGGTAGTTCCTCTACAAGTGACTTTATATCGGCATTATTAGCACCAAGACACTCAATATTGTTATCTCTAAGAAACTGACGGGCAACATTAAGATGAGCTGGTGTAGCTTCACCGGATTTAAGTATTTCTGCAAGGTGTCTTGCCAGTATACCATGTAATTCTCCCATGTCTCCAACTGTTGCATTACTCATTACAGACCTCTTTATATATATCGTTATTTCTAGCAACCTTACCTAAGTCTTTTACTACCAACTCTGGTGGGTTGTTATCTTTTAACCATTCTTTAGTTTGTGGGCTAAACTCTACCTTCTCATACCACATACATTCCTTTGAGTAGTAATCATCGGCATTATAAAGCCCCAAACCAAAGTTAGCTGCTGGTGCTGCCATTTCAGTTAATATACTACTACACCCCGTTAAGCACATCAGGAAGACCATCGCGCTCCCTGACTTCAGCTTTAGCTTTATCAATTTCTTGCTCCACTTCTTTTGCAGCAGCCATACCTTTAGGATGATTAAGATTATTAAAGATATTACCTGCAAGCCAATTAAATATAGGCCACAAAGTGCTTAGTACGGGTATTTTTTGTACCCAACGATCAGGTAAAGAACCAGTTATAGCTGTAAATACCAGTACAATCTCTCCTACAATTTGAAACCACTCTTGCCCCATAAAAGCATCCATTACTACTTTACTCCATTATTAAGGTGAACAAACAAAATAACCTAAACACCAACCTATAAGAACCATTAGTGCCATCTTCCAAGGAAACCCTCTGAACATATCCATTAGCAATTCCTATCCATTAGATGTGCGTTAGTAATAAGAGCTAAAGGAATACTCCCATAACCCTTGTATTTACCTTTCTCATTTGAATCTTTGTTATATCCAATAACTACATGGTCATTAGATACCCCTATTAGAAAACCACAAGACTCATATTCAGCTCTTTGAATATCTAAATTATCTACAGTTATTTCCTCACTTCCATCATAAGGATCATACCATTCAATAATTACAAGTCTATTAATATTCTCTTTATTGTAAATTAAATCTCTTGCAAGTTTACAATGAGTCTTTCTTTCAGCCATTGTTCTTATTCTCCAATAAATGCTGAAGGATTATATTTAAATCCTGTCTAATAGGTGCTAATTGTGTTTCTAAATAAGTTCTATCTACTTGTTGAGATTCTAGTTTATCTATACGTTCATGGGCTATATCAATAGATTTAAACAAACGCTTAAAAAACCAGACTCCCATAGCAGCAAAACTAGCGGTAGTAGCTAGTACAAGTTCATTTAGTTTTTCCACCAGTTTCCTTTCTGTTTTCTATTAACCTAATAGCTTGAATCTTATCTTCTTTAGACTTTTCCATTTCATTTAATCTATTATGAAGAGAAGCAATATCATACTTATATTCAGATCGCGGTACACTTGTATGTTGAATATTGTCTATTCGTTTATCTCCTTCATGTATCAATCCAGAATTAGCTTTAACTGCTGAAACATCTGCTTTATCTTTCTCTAACGCATCTACTTTTGCCGTAATACGATTGAGAAAGAACCAACCTATTGCTACAAATAATGACCAAGCATTGTGGAGTATAGTTTCCATTCATTAGTTTGTGTATAAGTTATAACCAAGTTTATAAAAATAAAAAACTATTGTTCCTATTATTATAGCTAATATTGAATACCATCTAATCATCAGTAACTCAATTCTCACCTATTGAAATTTATGCTAAATATCTAATAACGACTACACCAGAACCGCCAGCCGCACTATTTCTAGGTGTACCAGACATACCAGCACCACCCCCACCACCGCCATGACCTCTATTGGCAGTACCAGCTACCGCATTACCTTGTGA